ATGAGCAGCCGTTATGCAGCTATCAGAAAACCGTTGCGGCAGACAGATCAGGTGCGGGAACTTATGCAGCCCGCAAACCACCTGTCGGGCCGAACGCTGTACGGGTGGGATACTGCATTGGAGGCAACATGATTGAATAGCCAGGAAAGGCACGAAGCCAGATACCAACGGCGGAAGGCGCGCAGATTGCAGAAGGCGCGGGAAGCCGGTGGCGCGCGCTTCGAGGAGGTCATGTCTTTCAAGAACCTGTGCGCAGCGGGTAAGGCCTGCTGCAACGGTGCGAGATGGAAAACCTCGACGATCAATTTTGAGACAAACCTGTTGGGCGAGACCCAACGAACCTACGACAGCCTGTATAACGGGACGCGGGTATTCCACGGATTTCACAGCTTTTCCACAGTGGAGCACGGGAAACTGCGGAATATCGACGCGCTGCCCATCCAGGAGCGGGCAATACAGAAATGCTTGTGTGCCAATCTGCTGACCGGTGTGTATTCCAGGAGCTTCATCTATGACAACGCGGCGAGCCTGAAAGACAAGGGCATGGACTTTATGCTGGGGCGTCTGCGGAAGCACCTGCGGGACCACTACCGGAAGTACGGCACCGAGGGCGGCATCTATCAATTCGACTTCAAGGGCTATTTTGGCAGCCTGCCACATGACGAGATCAAGCGGCGGGCACGGGAGAAGATCGTGGATGACCGGCTGTACAACCTGCTTTGCGACTTTGTGGACGATTTTCGGAAAATGAAAACCGCCGACAAGGACGTGGCCCGAGGCGTGGGCCTGGGCAGTGAAGTGTCGCAGATCATCGCTTTGGACTATGCAAGCCCCATCGACCACTACGTGAAGGATGTCAGAGGCATCCATGGATACGGGCGGTACATGGACGACGGATACGTTATCAGTAACTCTTTGGAGGAGCTTGAGGACATCCGGCGGAACCTGTACCGGCTGGCGAAGGAGCTGGGCATCGCCATGAGCGACAAGAAAAACATCATCACACCATTTCGCCACCACAGCTTTACCTTCCTGAAAATGCGGGTGCGGCTGATGGAGAACGGCAAGGTCGTGATGAAGCTGTCCCGGAAAAGCATCCGGTCTATGCGGCGGAAGATGGATATTTTTCGTCGCTGGATGGACGAGGGGCGGCTGGAACCGGAGGATGTATTTCAATCCTACCAGTCGTGGCGGGCACACGCGAAGCGGTGCAACAGCTACGACACACTCCGGGCGCTGGACGAGCGGTTTACGCAGATGTTCGCGGCGGAGCTGGCGGGGCGGCGTCTGCCGTTCCCGTGTACGATGAAGGCCTCACGAACAGGGTGCGGCTGGATATACCGGCGGCACGGTGCCGTCATTGAGGAGGAAATGTGCGCATGATTTACGTCACCCATAACAGATTTAAGGAGCTGGCCGCCTGCGGCGATACGCTGAACATCCCCTACGGGACGGAGCTGAAAACCGCAGGCCAGTTCATCATCACCAAGGAGGGCAAGCCGGTGTGCTTTGCCACCAGCGAGAACGCCAAGAAGCATTTCGCCCGGAATGATGACGGGATGGGCCTGGAACGCGGCAAGCTGACCTGGGCCATCGCGTACAGCCAGAGAGTGCGCAAGGGCGAAAACGGCAGAGTGCAGCGCTTCACCGACCAGGAGATCGAGATGCTGGAACGGGAGTGGGCACATTTCCTGCGGCAGGACGTGGAGGTCATTCTGTTCAACGAGGACTTTTTCGCGGCGGAGGTGCCGGAGCTGCAAAAGCTCGCGGACGCGCTGCACATCAAAGTGAGGAGGTAACGACCCATGTATGCAATCTTGAGCAAAGGCGAGCTGCTGGCCCTGTGCGAGCGGCCCCGCTATGTGAAGCGGAACCAGGGCGGTGTTTTTGTAGAAGCACCCGAGGACAAGGCGGAGGGCATCGCCGTGGGCGGCGAGGTCTATAACCTGCCCGGCGGCAGCGCTATCCCCGATGCACCCGAGGCCCTGGTCCAGGAGGCGGAGGCATCCGAGTATGTGTTCCGCAACCGGGTCCGCATCATCGAGAACGAGGAAACCACCGGCGCGGCGATCATCGCCATGGAGGAAGCTCTGTGCGAGATGGACAACGCTTCGGAGGAAAGGCTGGCAGCCGTAGAGGAAGCCCTGTGCGAGCTGGACAGCGCCACCAACGGATAACAAGGAGGAAAAACTGATGAACGTAATTTGGGCAAACAGACTGGTAGCCGGTACGAGAACCTGGGACGAAGTTCCTGCCTCCCGTAAGGAAGGCGTCAAGGCGGAACTTGCTGACCGCGTGGCGGAGGGCAAGATCAGCGCCGAGCTGTACATGGAAATCACCGGCGAGGAATACCCCGGCGGCGAGATCAGTGAGTAACCTGCAAATCATTGAGGAGCTATGCGGCATCTGCGGCGATCTGGCAAAGATTGTAGTGGAGCAGCAGAAGCTACTCGCGCAGCACGACACCCTGGCATTGGCGGAGGACATCGAGCGGGTGCAGGCCCGGTACACCGCCTTGATCGGTCACGACGAATGGCCGGACAACCTGCCGGGGGACGAAGCGTAAGCGGCGGGGCCGGGCGGAATACCGTCCGGCCCTTGCCTGTATCGCCATCATTCGGGGAAGGAGGGTGTCACTATGGACACTCCTATCACACGGGCGGAGCATGAGGAGTTTCGCCGCAGACTGGAAGAAGAAAACAGACGCCAGGACAAGCGTATCGAGCTGCTTGAGGAGAACGTGCGGGAGCTGGGCCAACTGACCAACTCGGTCGGCAAGCTGGCAACCAGTGTAGAGAGCATGGTCAAGGAGCAGGAGAAGCAAGGGAAACGCCTTGAAACGCTGGAAGGCCGGGACGGTGAGATGTGGCGCAAGGTTGTGGGCTACATCGCTACCGCTGTTGCCGGTATCATCATTGGCTTTGTGTTCAACCAGTTCGGAATGTAAGGAGGCGGGCCATGAAAGTCGTTCTGATGATCGTGGCCGCCTTTTTCATTGGAGCGGGAACAAGTCTTTTCCTGTGTCGCAGCACCATCAACCGCCTGCGAAAGAGGGTCCGCACCCTCCGGGCCAATGGCGGTATCGAGGAAAAGAAGAAAACCGAAACCATGAAACGGGTGGTCTGGATTTGCCTGGGCAACGGCTTTGCCTGGGTATGGTGCAGCTATATCCTCGCCGCACTGGATAAGGTGCAGATCGCGGAGGCCCTGTCTACGGCAGCGGTCACGGAGATCGTCGGCGTGGTGCTGGCATACGCCATCAAATCCGCCATTGAAAACTTGAGTAAAAACAATTTGTGGCCGGACAAGCAGGACCCCACCAAACCGGCGGAGGACCCGACGAAACCGGCCACCGACGGCCTGTAAGGAGGGAAACGCCATGGCCCTGACGGGCAAAACCAACGAGGAAAAAATCTGGAACCATCTCAAGGCGGCGGGGCTGACCGACCACGGCGTAGCGGGCCTGATGGGAAACCTCTACGCAGAGAGCGGCCTGATACCGACCAACTTGCAGAACAGCTACGAGAAGAAGCTGGGATACACTGACGCCACGTACACGGCGGCGGTGGACAGCGGGAAGTATCCGAGCTTCACCTATGACAACGCGGGCTACGGCCTGGCGCAGTGGACCTTCTGTGGTCGCAAGGCAGAGCTGTACGACTATGCCAAGAGCTGCCGCAAGAGCATCGGAGACCTGGAAATGCAGCTCGACTTCCTTGTGAAGGAGCTGCGGGAGAGCTACAAGAAGGTGCTGGCTGTGCTGACGACTACCGCCAGCGTGCAGGAAGCATCCGACATCGTGCTCACCCAGTTCGAGCGGCCTGCCGACCAGGGCAGCACCGTGAAAGCGAAGCGGGCGGGCTACGGCCAGCAGTATTTCAACAAGTACGGCGGCGGGAAATCCGTCACCGGCGCGAACAGCGGAAACGGAGGAACCAAGATGACCGCAAAGGAACTTGTGGCGAAGGCGGTTGACATCGCCAAGAACCACAACACCGTGTATATGTGGGGCGTGTTCGGCGCTCCTATCAGCGAGGCGCTGATCGCCGGGAAGTCAAAGCAGTATCCCGACTGGTACACCGAGAAGAAGCAGGCGGCCTTCCGCAAGCTGATCGGCCAGGGCTATTTCGGCTTTGACTGTGTGTGCCTTATCAAGGCTATTCTGTGGGGATGGGACGGCGACAGCTCCAAGACCTACGGCGGGGCCAAGTACGGCACCAACGGCGTGCCGGACATCGGCGCGGACAGCATGATCGCCAAGTGCTCCGGCGTGTCTACGACCGGCTGGGACAGCATGGAGATCGGCGAAGCGCTGTGGTGCTCCGGCCACATCGGTATTTACATCGGCGACGGACTGGCTGTGGAATGTACCCCCGCATGGGAGAACAAGGTGCAGATCACCGCAGTCAAGAACATCGGCACCAAGGACGGGTACAACGCCCGGAAGTGGACCAAGCACGGCAAGCTGCCCTATGTTACCTATGACGGCGTGGCGGAAGCGCCTACCGTGCAGGCTCCGTCCTCCACCGGCCTGACCTATCAGGTGGGCGACATCGTGGAGTTCACCGGCGCGAAGCACTACGCCAGCGCCAACGCCTCCGTCGGTCCTGCCTGCAAGCCGGGCAAGGCCAAGGTGACGGCCATCGCCAAGGGCGCGAAGCATCCCTACCACCTGGTGCGCCAGACCGGCGGCGGAAGTACCGTGTACGGCTGGGTAGACGCCGCTGACATCGGCGGCAGCAGCTCCAACGCCAACGGCTACCGCACGCACACCGTTGTCCGTGGCGACAGCCTTTGGGCGCTGGCAAATACCTACCTCGGGAACGGGAGCAGGTACAAGGAGATCATGCAGGCAAACGGCATGAAATCCACCACCATCAAGATCGGGCAGGTTTTGAAAATCCCTGCCAAGTAAGGAAGGTAAAACAGAATGGAAATTGCGATCAATGCCTCGGTCATCATCGCCATCATCGGCGCGCTGACCGTTGTGACCAACATCATCGTTGAGGTCCTGAAAAAGGCTACCTGGGACAAGCTGCCCACAAACCTGCTGGCAATCATCGTCGCCATGGTGCTGACGCTGGTTGTGTTCTTTGCCTACACCGCATACATGGGCATCGCGGTCATGTGGTACTACGTGGCCGCTGCTGTTGTGGTGGGCTTTGCCGTGGCCTATGCGGCGATGTTCGGTTTCGATAAGCTGAAAGAAGCAATCAGCCAGATCAAAAAGAATAGCGTGTAAAAAGGAAATCTCCCGGCAAGGTCCAAGGCGGACTTTTGCCGGGAGATTTTTTGTGTTTTAGGCGATCAGGCCGTCGCGCAAATGCGGGTCATAGAATACTTTGGAGGTATCCAGATATTCGTTAAACACCGGGGACAGTGTAAACACATAGCAGCTATCGTTGAATACGTCCCAAATCTCCTGATAGAGCAGGTTTTCCCAGTTGAACTTTGAGAAATACTCCTTTGTCATCAGGACCTCAAGACCCTCGAATGTGACGGCGTTTCCGTACTGGTCCTGACCATCCGCCGTGATGTTGAAGCGGATACGGTCAACACCCTCGATCTCATAAGCGAATTGGCAGAACAGGATGTAGCGGTTTATGGCCTGCCGGACCCAGTGCGTTTCATCCATGGGCATATCAGTGGGATGGAAATACACGGCGTAGGCGCTGTCGAAGTCGTCCCACTCGACCGATAGGCCGTCATATTCGAAGCCGAACTTATCAGACGCGAGCTGCTGGATGGAAGCGGCGTCGGCGGTATAGGTCACGGGAGCGGGAGGCTCCGGCTCGGTGGTGTCCTCGGGAGGTGCCTCTGGCTCGTTCTCCTCAAGCTCGTAGTAGGATACCACAACAGGAACGTCGGGAGCGTGCCTGTCCAGTTTGCGGAACAGGTGGCTTCCGTCAATGGTGACGGTGCCGACGGTGCCGTCCTTGCTG